AGCCTGTGGACTGTCCTCTTGTGGATGACCGACCTCGTGTCCTAAAAAGCAATGGCAGGAAGAAGCAGGAAAAGAGAGGAGGTATTGGTATCTCCGAAGCCGCTAAATCTTTAGTTTAGCGGTAGTTCACTCTCCCAGTATAGATACTTTCTCAAGCTGCAATGGGGTAAAAGCAAGTCAATATGACAGGGAAAAGGCCCAAAAAAGACTACATGATTTAGGCATAAATATAGATAAGGTATGTCGTATAAGGCTTTATATACCAGATATTGATTCGGTTAAAATTGAGGATGAATATTGGCTTTTTAAAAGAGATGGTGCTGAATTTAAACTGAATTTTTCAGATATGTCAGTCTTGCAATATGTAAAAGGCGAATACATTATAACAGATCTTTCAAAAACATTGAAAGAACTTATAAAAAGGCACTTAATATATTGATTTCCCCAACTTGTCAACGCTGTAATACAATAATTCAGTTAATTTGCTGGTATGGAAAATGTAAAGATACAATTTAAAGGAATAACCCGTAACACGGACGATGGAATATGCCCGGACGGGGAATGTATGGAACTGATCAACGCAAAGGTGAACAATTCCAGTATAGAACCTATTGGAAACCCCATTCAGCTAAAACAGACGGTTCATACATACAAGGAAATATATCACCATGCGAACGCCAAGAGATATATCGGAATAACCGAGGATGGTCAAATGTACGAAATGCCGGAAGATCTTTCTTCTGAAACAATTATGACGGAAGATGTAAAGGCTAAAAGTATTCAATTCATAGGTAACACGGTGTCGGTATTAACTGACACCGGTGTTAAATACCTTCTGTTTAAAAACGATGGATATGCTTATCTGGGTGAACTTCCTGATATGCCCGGCATGACTATCAGGAAAAAACTTGCCGTGGTAGATGCGGATATAACAGAAGTATCAGAATTAAGCGACACAGAAGTAAGATATGGCAACTTTGTGAAGGTACTGAATAATGCAAACAAAAAAGGATATTATTGCTATGCTGCCGCCTTTTGTGCCGCGTTTCGTCTGTTCGATGGAAGTATTGTAAAGACAACAGAAATTCAAATACCTTTCCTCGGCTACGATGATATAATGTCATATAATTATAATTCATCTGATAGCGGAAGCGTCAGTGTAGAAATGAAAGGCGGGTTGAGTGATACCCAGTTCATTCAGGTAAATACGTCTAATGGTGCCAAAGCTGCATTGTTGTGTTTTAAGCCGGAATTTGTTTTTGACGACTATGATCTGTCGGCATGGGCAGATATCATTTTGAGCATTGATATTTTCTCTACTGACAGCCTGAGATTTAAAGTCAGTGATCTGTACGACAATATAGAATCCGCTACTACCAGAGCGTCTAATATAAGCCTGATGTATAATATTGCGGAATTGAAGATCGGAGAAACTACCATTGTACCCGACCTAGATGTATCATCCGACAACATGGCCGTACAGAAAAGCATGGTTGACGGATTTGGGTATAATCACAAGGTTAATGCTTCAAAGTCTTATTCGTACAATAACAGGCTTCATATTTTCGGAATAACAAAGACTTTATTTGATGGCTATAAAATAGTAGCAGGGGCAGAAAATTATACTTTTGATGTATACACCTATATCCACACCTCTAATGGTGATAAAATTGTTCATTCATCACAAAGGGGATCTTACATTCCGTCATTCATAATTTACCCTGATAGCCGGGCATACAAAATTGTTGTAAACTGTGCTTCGATCAATAAAGGAAAAACTTTCCTTTTAAACAGCAGCAATTATTTCAATTTCTCTTATTATTGCAGGTCATTTCAGGACGTATTGATATCAACCAAATACCGGTGCAGAACAAGTTATTTCACCGACACCACTACTGATGATTTTGTAGATATGCAATACTTGGTACGGCCAACAGATAATATTGATTATTCCAAAGATAATATATTATTGGCTTCCAATGTAAACAATCCGTTCTACTTCCCTGCCGATCAGACCTACCAGTTTCAGACACCTATTGTCGGGGTGCAGTCAAATGTGATAGCAATGTCTCAGGGCCAGTTCGGCCAGTTCCCTTTGTATGTGTTTACAAAAGATGGAATATATGCAATGTCTGTCGGATCCGGAACACTGGCCTACTCTACCCAGACACCGGTAACAAGAGACGTATGTAACAATCCGGATTCTATATGTGGGCTTGATACAATGGTAGCCTTTTCTACCGAAAGGGGCCTTATGGTAATAGATGGTGCTACTACCCAGCTGATATCGGAAAAGATATACGGATTTCTGCCTTCATGTTCCATATCTTCACCGATCATTACCCGTATACTCGCTGTTGCCGGTCTGGATTCATGCCTGTCAAGCGTTGTGTTCCCGGACTATCTGGAAACGGCAAAAGTGGGATATAACTACGAAACAAAGGAAGTCGTGGTAGCAAATGGGGATTTCCCCTACTCTTATGTATATTCCCTTAAAACCGGAGAATGGCATAAGATCTCGCAACAGATAGATTCTTTTGTGAATTCCTATCCGTATACCTGGGCAATGATCGGAACGCAAATACTTGATCTGAATAACATGCACCGGAGTGTTTCAAAGATAGCCCTTGTTACCAGACCTATCAAGATGGGAACACTTACGCATAAAAGAATACTCCAGACCGCCTTGAGAGGAATAGTCAAGAGAAGCCTGTCGGATCTTTACATAAAGGGAGAACCGGTAATGTTCAGAGGTGAAGGAGTAGATATCTTCTCTGATGTCGGAATGTACATTCTGGCTTCCAATGATGCGGAACATTTTGAACTTGTTGCAAAGAAAGAAAAAATGATTGATATCCGGGATCTTGTCACTAAGATGAACAAGAGCAAACCATACAAGTATTTTATGATATGCCTTGTCGGTGGTGTACGAACTGACGTTTCAGTGAACTACATTGAAATGATGGTAGACGAAAGCTTTACCAACCGGCTCAGATAAAAAAGGGGAAGTTTTCACTTCCCTTTTTTTATATCCCCATTTCTGCGGCCCTTCGCCTTACTTTGGGTGCTAATGCACAAATACTGTTTTTAAGCCGGTCCAATGCCTGATCCTTTTCTGTCGGATCTACATTATAACCGTTGTCCGAAAGCCATTTGTAGGATATGTATTCTACCATGTAATCACCCAGAAGCCGGTCAACACATTTGGTTATCTCTTCCTTCTTCGGCCTTTGGCTGGTTATTTCGACACTGTCCTCTGTGATTATAACTTCTACCAGCCTTTTCTGGGCATAGAAGTTTATCTCGTTCAGGGCTTCATCAAAATAATCTCCCAGAATATCCGATTCGTCTTTGCTTGCCTGAATGATTTTTGACAAAGGATTTTCCTGCTTTTTGGCTTCGCCGATATAGTAGGTTTTAGTGAAAACCTTGTCTATTATTTGCTGTTTGTTCATGTTCTTTCAGGTTTAAGCCGTCTGGACGAAAGCTGAATAAGTTCCGTTTCCAGACGGACCAGCATTTCTTCAAACCTTTTTGCTTCGTCTGATTTGATCACATTGAGCCAGCTTCGCAAAATTGCCGTTGACATGTAGTTTGTTATATAACCTACAAGCTGATCCTGCAGGTCCGGTGTGTTGGCTGCGGCTTTTATCGTAAATGTGATATTTTCACCTTCATTGGAGTAGCTTGTCCCTCCCAACATTCTTGACATCAGGTTGCAAACAACCGATGTAGCATCTGACACAAAATCTTTCAGTATCGGATCATCATCATCTGAAGCCTGTATCTTTGCGGATATTTCCACCAGACGGGGATCTGATTTCGCTGATTCACCGATGTAATATGCCTGATCCTTTACTCTTAACAGTAAAGTCTTGACGGCTATCTGCGGTGTTAAACTTTTACTTCCTTCCATTATCTCTGCGGTTTTTTACGTTCACACAATAATTTTTTTATGTTTGTAGCATTTACTACAACTTTGTCTGCATAATACTTCACATCATCCCTGTTGGTCATGGCAAACCATCTTTGACAGATTGAGTTAGATATATAGTTGGTCAGACACTGGGTAAGTGTAGTTAGTGCCGCGTCTTTCCAGTTTACAGGAAGATCAAAGTCTATGATTATTTCTCCCTCTCCAAAAGACAAAGTACCATACGAAGATATTACATCACTTAATTCTGCGGCAGATTCCTTCATAAGCGGCTGGACAATCTTCATTTCATCTTCCGTAAGCGAAAGCTTGTCTATATTATCCAGAGCCCTTCCGGTGTGCGCGGTGATTGCATACACATCTTCGTATATCTTACTTCCCTGAATTGTTACGTTTACTTCCATAATTTCCTGATAAAAAAATAATATATCAGATAACCGGATCCGGCCAGAACTAAAGACCATAAAACCCATGATATCCATACCGGATTTACTTTCTTCTCTTCTGTCTTGCTATATTCTGTTTCCGTATAGGTAGAATCCCTTATGTTAGATCCGGACTTGATCTGTTCCTGACTGAATACTTCCGTCTCGTTCCGGGAATTTCCGGTGTAATCTGTTTCTGTCTGAACAGTAGAAACAACATGCTGTTTGCCTGTGCTGTCTGGTTCTGAAAAGAACGTCTCGGTCTTTTTGATCTTATAATTTCCAAAGACTACTTCTTTTTGGAACACATGATCATTCCTGGAGGAAATAAGAGAATCCGATTTGCTTCTCACATTCTCCAGAGAAGTGTTCAGCGTTTCTTCCGATTTGTACTTTCTGGAAGCACAGGCTGTAAAAAGCAATAATACTATGAATGCAAATACTTTCATGCTTCAAATTTAAATTTGTTGATACGGTTCATCCATCCTTTCTTGTATTTTTTGTTGGTCGGCCTTGCCTTGCAGATTTCATCAATGTATTTAATACGGTCATTTTTGATCTTGAAGAACAAAGACATGGGATCCATTGCGTTCAATGCAGCAATAGTCTTATCACCTACAATTCCATCAACCGTTACGCCAAGTATTTTCTGTGGCCTTTTAATTCCATGAACACCGGAAGCCCACACCCAATCAACAAGTATATTGGCAACAGACTGATTTTCTATCCGGTCAGCCTGCCATCTGTCCCAGAACATTGTTTTGAGAATTTCCGTCCATTCTTCATCACTGATGTTTTTCAGATCGTCAATAGAAGGATCTGGAAGCCCTTTCCTTTTTCTGTATTCCTTGTATGTGGTAAGGGTTATTCCCTTGTTGGTTGCTCCACCCAGATCATCCGGATCGTTTACAAAACCACCTTCACATTTCAGGATAAATGGTTTCAATTTATTCATGTTTGCCATTGTTTACCTCCTTATCTTCTTTTAAAATGCACTTGACTTCTTCATCATTTACGTCTACTGCTTTTTTCACAAAGACACGTGCGGCTCCAAGCATATCAATCTTGATCCCTTTAGGTTTAAGAATATTGCCTATAATGCTGCATAATTCGATAAATGAGACCAGCAAACAGGCGTATACGTCTATATCCCAGCCTTTACCGCTTGCTACATTAATCATACAAACCGCACATACAAAAGCAAAGTATGTGGTTATTTTACCCATAGTGGCGCGTATAGCACGCGAAAAGCGAACCGTCTCACCCATAAGAAGGCTTTTCCTTACGCCAAATGCCAGATCTGCCATGATAACAACAAAACTAACAATTAACCAGGGGATCATGTGTTGTAATGATTCCATGATAAATGCAGTTGCTACACTGGCAAAGCTTCCTTGAATTGTTCCTGAAATAATACCTTTTTCTTCCATGTTGTCGTGTTTTTGACAAAAATAGTAATTATATGCAAAAACAAAGAAGAGGTACAAGCAATTATCTAACCGCCTGTACCTCTTTGATAAACATATTTCCCAATTCAACTACATAGGGGAATTGCTGTACATTTTCCCTTTGAAGTATTTCCTTACATTAAATCCCATGTCTATGTCCTTCAGCTTTTCTACGGCTTTCCGGTAGCATGACAAAGCCATCTTTTCATTGGGAACTTTACGGGGATCATCATAGCCCATATCCATAGCAATGCTCAGACCGTGATCACTATAACATACGTTTGCTGTAACGTACAGGGCGTATGAATTATAGTAAGGCTTTTCTTCAATCACACCGTTAAGAGATTGAACCGCTTTTGTGAATACTTCATAGGTCCAGTGGAAACCTTTTGTCCCGTCCTGATTAACCGTCCGGTTGCTGATGTTTACAGCTTCTTTGTCCGAAAGATAATTCTTCCAGCATACTTCTTCAAGGTGTGACAGCCAGCTTTCTGCCAGATCCGGATGAACTTTTGCTACTTCTTTGAAAACCCACATTTCAGATTCTCCGAAAATCTTCATGTTGGCCGGATCCTTTGAGGAAACCATCTTGTGATAGAGTTCCTCGTATCTCTGTATCATTTCGTCCGCTTTCATCATATCTTTTGTTTTAAGTTATCCCCACCAAATACTGGTGGGGAGTTTTTAACATATACTACTTATGCAGGATATGTAGCGGCAATGGTCAAGGGGGTTGCCATACTTACACCGTATGCCAAGTTGCAGTTGCATTTATCTTTAATGTTGTCAGGACTGATTACTGTCTGCAATGCTGTTAGTGCAATTGTAGGCACTGCATTTTCGGCTCCGATAAACGCTACTCTAAACTGTTCGTTAAACTGTTTAGGAATTGCCCTGCAAGAACCTTTAGGGGTGTAGAGAAAGCTTCCTGCTGCATTGATTGTTACTACCGTTTGAGTGCCGGTTGTTGTCTGGCTTAATACGGAAAATGTTACGCCGCCAGTGGGCATAATAGAACCCGTTGCACAGTAAGGCTGGCATACGTTTCTGACAATATCAACTAAATACTGTTGTGATGTTGCCGCAATTGTGATAGGTGCTAATGTTACCATATATCCAATTATTTTGTGTTTGGTGCAGGACTTTCAGCCGCCTGCGCTTCGGCTTTCTTTGTATCACTTGTTTTTACTACGTAGTCTGTCGTTTGGCCTACCGGAAGGTTGTAGTTGAGCAAATTCTTCAGTTCTGTCAGATCTTCTTTGTTAAAGGTCAGTTTACCTTCCATAAGTTTCAATTCGCCTGATTCAAGGGCCTTGTCAACAATCCCGTGAGCCATAGCCGGGATAGATTCATCAGGCACACTTGAAAGGTATTTACCCAGCATTGGCTGTACAATGCTATTGGTGATAGGTTCTATCATGGGTGCCAGTTCTTGAGTAAGTGACCAGCTGGGAGAAACAATACCCATCTGTCGTACTTTATTCTCAATCATCTGTAATGCTGGGAATGAGGACATTTTTGCTTGTGAAAGCTGCAACACAACCGGCTGCAACCATCTGTTCAGAACTGCCGCTAGTATCTGAGAGTTAGTATATTGCATAGTGTTTGTCGTTTTATAGGCCGGAGCGTACCTAAACGCCCCGGCCATTTAAGAATTGATTTTACTGGTTGCTGCAACAAGTGTCGCACACTTTGTTCTGCGGAACAACCAACTGAGACAGAGATTTCAGCTGTGCAATTTGCTGGCCCAGACAGCTGATGTTGGCAGTAGCAGTAGCGTTGTAAGTAGCCTGCTGCAAGTTGACAGCGTTCTGTGCGTCTCTGAAGTTTTCCAGTCTGGTAGCAACCTTACCGATTTCACCCTGCAAGTAAGCAGTAGCTTCAACGATCTTCTGATCAGTGTACACCTGAGAACGCAACAGGGCATTTTCAGATTTCAAAGAATCAGCTTCGCGAGTAAGGTTCAATTCATAACGGTTTACAGCCATGTTTTCAGAACAGCCGCAGTTTCCGTTGTTCCAGCCACCGAGAAAGTTTCCACCATTAAATCCCAGGAAAGAAGCCGTACCGAGTGCTCCCAAAACCGTGTTCAGATTACCTTGTCCCTGTCCGGTGACATTGTAGTTCTTGCCGTTTACATCTAATGTCATAGTGTTGTGAATTTAATTTGCCTTCTTATTGCTTCCGGCATTGCAAACTAGGATAATTATCAGTATCTTAGCTGATAATAAAGATATATGACATGAAACACGACGACAATGGGGTAAAAACCTCAATTTCTAAAAGAGAAATGGAAGTGATGGAAGAACTGTCACACGGACTTACAGAAAAAGAAATAGGCGAGAAATTATTTATCTCGCCCAAAACTGTGAATAACCATCTTAGCAATATACGCGAAAAGATAGGTGTTACTAAAAATGTAGAAGTAGTTGCCTACTATATTGCAAATTTGCGTGGTAAAAAGTTTGATTTAAAGCTGTTGCATGAATATGGGATAAGTATATTTATTCTTCTCTTAAATGTGTGTTCTCTGAACAAATAATTTTACCTACTCTATATGTAATTCGGAACACCAGCCATGTGATAATTGACATTATCGCAATAGACAATGATATGCTAAAATACTTAGCTAGTCCTATAATTTTATGATAGTATAAAATATTTATTACGTGAGACAACATAGAAAATATTATAGACATCTTATACCATTTACACATGTTTTTACTTCTTGATAGCACTAATTGCAACCAGAATATAGAATGACCTGATAAATTTGCGTTATAACTTGCATATAGAGGGCTATAATTCTTTGTGTAGAAACATATAACGCTAATGCAATACATTATTGAAGATATAAATGGAACATACATAATCATAAACCTTTCATACATTCCATATATCTTTTTAAAATAAAGAAGGTGTGAATATATCACACCTTTTAAACGACTTTTAAATTCTCTTTTCATTTTGGAATTCCATTAGTACCTTCACCTGGCAAAGGAACTTCGCCGTTTTCTTGTTCATCACCGGCAGGCTGCGGGGTTGCTGCAATAATTTCATCAATCAAAACCTTTGCTTCTTCCGGCTTGTTTTCGTCAATCAGGACTTTTACCTGTTTCAATTTTTCTACCATACGAAACTAGATTATAAGTTAAACATCACGACTACAAATTTACACAATAGTGCATACATTATCAAATAATAGCGAGATTTTTTGCAGAATCCGGTTACACCTATACTTTTTGAACAAATCCACCACTTACAAGGTCTGCAAGGTTATGAGTTACCTTGTTGCCTGTATTTCTGATACACTTATATACTACTCCGCTTTGGGTGTAATACTTGCCTTCTTCCAGTATCATTCCCTGCCACATCGGATTTAACTCTTCGTTGTAAGGTATCGGGTCTTCCAATGTTCCTTCGTGATCTTCTACTACTTCAACCCATAAAGACGACTGGTTTCCCGGAGACCAGTTAGATTGCGTGGTGTGATCCTGCACTACTTCGTAAAGTTTCCCGTTGTACTCATACTTTTCTCCTTGTTTTACCTGAACGCTGTCTGCCGACCATTCAGGATAAAACTCTTTAACCGACAATGCTTCCTTGTTGGTAAGATTGAGTGTGCCGATAATCTCATTAACCATAGCGACATCTTTTTTCAACCGTTCCAAATCTGAATACTTCGGCATCACTCCACTTTCAGCAGTCCAAATCTCATCTTCCTGCACTTCTTCGCCTGTTCGTTTCCATATCTTCACGAAGCATACATCATACTCCCTGTAAACACAAAACTCCGCATCGGACGGCTGTTCCACTTCGCAAACAGGTTTATATCCTTGTGCGATAATTTCCTCTTCGGTAAGCTTTCCGCCCACCTGCACTCCTTTTTCCACTTCAAGCGTCTGAAGTGTTCCTTCTGTAATTTTTCCGTACTTCATATTATTAATGTTTTTAAATATTGCTATCAATTGTCCGTTATGCTCGCATATATGCAGGCTCGCGGAGCTGTAGGGGGAGCCTCCTTTTCGGATAGTACCTTGTCGGCGGTCTGAATATGGAAGCATAGTCGTTCAGGTTTAGATATGATGTCTTGTTTGGTTTATACTTGTCTTTCAGCACACAGACGAACCTGCCGTTCTTGTTGCGGAAATACAGCCATTCGGAGAATGTTTCCAGAGCTTTCTTTGCTATGCGCTTTTTGATATTGAAGGACGCTGTTCCTTTCATCAGACCGAAATAGCTGTTTATGCTTTGCATGACGTGTACGGCGTTATCGTACGACGGCATCCGGCTGTATTCTTCTATCGCTGTATGGAGGGCATGTACTGTACGGTTGGATATGTAAATACGGTTCAGCTTTACTACCTTTCCGCAGAACTTTACTCCGTGTAAGGCCGGCTGTATGTAGAATTTATCGGGATGGACTTTGAGTTTCAACCGCTCGGCTACTTTGATGAATACTTTCCGGGCATGGATTATTTCGGATGCGGTTTCTGCCACCACGCATATATCATCTACAAACCGTGTGTATCTAACTCCGGTTTTTATCATTTCCGCATCGGCTTCGGCCATGACGAGGTTTGCCAACAATTGGGAATAGAAGTTTCCAATCGGGAGTCCTTTTTCGGGCGGGAGTCCGAAAAGGCTTTTGTTGGGCGGTACTTTATCCCACATTTTTATATCGGAACGTCGCTCGCAGTCTGTGGCCGGATTATGCTGTATCAGGGTGTGAAGCAGGGGGAGTTTTTCCTCCTTATCGGGCTTGTCGTAGTACATATCGGCGTATTTCCGCAAGATGCGGTATGCTGTTTCCTTGTCTATCGACATAAAGAAGCCTGATAT